CTCGGTGAAATCACGGATATTGAGTACTTCAAAAAGAAATTATATAGGTCGCTCAACGTACCGCCTTCCAGAATGGACGGAGAGGGAGGATTCAACTTGGGAAGATCCTCAGAAATATTAAGAGACGAATTAAAATTTACTAAATTTGTTGGTCGTTTGAGAAAGAGATTCTCAAATATGTTCAACGATATGTTGAAGACTCAACTCATATTAAAGAACGTAATCACCCCAGAAGACTGGGAAACTATGAGTGAGCACATCCAATATGACTTTTTATATGATAATCACTTCTCTGAACTCAAAGAATCTGAGTTATTAAATGAGAGATTAGGTAATGTTGCAAATGCAGAACCTTATATTGGAAAGTATTATTCTCAGGATTATGTAAGACGTAAGATACTTCGTCAGACAGATGAAGAGATACTTGAACAAGATGCACTTATCGAAAAAGAAATCAAAGCTGGTATCATACCAGATCCTGCAGAACCAGTTGATCCACAAACTGGACAACCAATTGGTGATCTTGGTGCACCAATTCAAGAACCAGATTTAGAATCTGAGGGTGGTGCAACCGAAGCACCCACTATCCCTAGTGGTGGGGAAATATAAATAAAATCGGTTAAAGTATTATTTTTTTAAAATATGGAAGACTTAATGGACATGATTCTTACTGATGAATCGCCATCACAAATAAGTGATACGATTAAATCAGCTTTATTTGCAAAGTCTGCCGAACGAGTTGATGCCTTTCGACCAGATGTAGCATCTACAATGTTTGCAGATGATGCGGTTGAAGAAGATGAAGAAGAAGTAGAAGCAGAGACTGAAACTGAGGTAGAAGCCGAAGCGGAAACAGAAATAGGTGACGAGGAGTAACCTATAAATAAATAGTAAAATGACTAGAGTATATCAATGACTGTAAGAACCGTCGGAATAGGATCATCTGTACCTATAAATTCGACTGCAAAAATTTCAAGTGCATTTAATGTGCAATCGAATGTGATGCGGATCGTTGCTAAAGGTAAGAATGCTCATGTTGCAATTAATACTGGAACAGCAGCAACAAATGAGGACTTTTTCATCACTGCTGGTGAAGAAGAAACAATTTCGATTACTAAAGGTTCTCAGGCAGTTGTCAGTATAACAAATGGAAGCACAACAATTCTTGAAGCTCCAGAAGGCACACAAATGCCATTTATAATTGGTGATTATGTTACTCTAGATACTGCTAATGACACTAACTACACTACTTTAATTAAGCATGTGAAAGTTACTGATGTCAATAACAATATGCCATATGGTGCAAGTGGATTTGCAAGAAGCAGAATAACTGTTGATGCAGATACCTCTGGTATCACCACAGCATATAGATCTAACTCAGGTGGATCTGTTGTTACATCATTAAAACTGTCAGCAAAATTAGCAGATGGTGAAACAGCAAGTTCAACTGCTGCATTATATTTCCAACAAGTTCAACGTACTGGATAACAAAATGAAACTGATTAGAGAAGAAATCGAATCTGTAGAGTTTCTCGTCGAGAATAGAAACGGCAAGAAGTCTATGTATATCGAAGGTGTATTCTTACAAGGAAACATTAAAAACCGAAACGGTAGAATGTATCCTATGGAAACTCTTCGTAAGGAGGTTTCTCGTTATAATGAGAATCATATTCAGTCAGGTAGAGCACTTGGAGAGTTAGGTCATCCAGAAGGCCCAACTGTGAATCTTGATCGTGTATCCCATAAGATTGTATCACTCAAAGAGAGTGGATCTAATTTTATAGGAAAAGCAAAATTACTATCAACACCAATGGGTAAGATCGCGTCTTCTCTCGTAGAAGAAGGAGTCAAACTCGGTGTATCTTCTCGTGGTATTGGTTCTCTCAAAATGACAAGAGAGGGAGTCAATGTCGTAGGTGACGACTTCATGTTAGCAACTGCTGCTGATATCGTTGCTGACCCTTCAGCACCCGATGCTTTTGTAGAGGGAATCATGGAAGGAAAAGATTGGGTATGGGATGGAGGCATACTTCGTGAGAGGTCTGCTGCTAAAACATACAAGACAATCAATACATTAACAGACCAGAAAAGATTAGACGAGCAGAAATTGAATCTGTTTAACGACTTTTTGTCGAATTTATAACTTTTCTAAATAAAAATAGTTTTAATCACAGCTCATCGGAGTATAAAAAATGTCTCGTGGCAAAAAATTACAAGAAATGGAAGTAAAGACACAGCAATCCAAGTCCGCTGTCAATGCTAACGCCAAGCCTGGCGATCCAATGCCTAAGTTAAGCACAGGTGGTACACCACCAACATATGAAGATCTCGGAGGCCCAACTCCAGAGAACTATAAACCAGATGATGATTCTGCAAAAGTAAAAGAGCCCGGTGGCACTTTAAAGCAGGTTAAGGATGTAGTAACTAAAGGAGCAAAGGCAGGAGAACCCATGAAATCCAAAGGATATAAAATGGAAGAGGAAGAAGTAGAACTCGAAGATCAACAGGAAGTTGTTGCAGAGGACGAGACATCCGCTGAAACTGATGAAGTTGTGGCAGAAGAAGATGACACAATAACAGAGGAAGAAGTAGAGACATATGATATCGATGATGATGTCAATGCTTTACTTGGAGGAGAAGAACTCTCTGAAGAGTTTAAAGCAAAAGCAAAAACAATTTTTGAGACCGCACTCAAGACAAAGGTTGCTGAAGTAAGAAAACTTCTCGAACAACAGTATGAAGAAAAACTTGGAGAGGAGATTATCGAAGCAAAAGAAGCTCTCGCTGAGAGAGTGGACTCATACTTAGAGTACGTTGCCGACGAGTGGTTCACTGAGAACCAACTTGCAGTCGAAAACGGCCTCAAGGAAGAACTCACACAATCATTCCTTGGTGGAATGAAGAGTCTTTTTGAAGAACATTATGTACAAATCCCTGAAGACAAATACGATGTCCTTGAGAGTATGGTAGAAAAACTTGATGACATGGAGAGTAAACTCAATGAGCAAATCGAAAAGAATATTTCACTAAACAAGCGTCTCGCAGAGTCGGTTGCAGATGGTATCCTTGACGAAGTTTCTGAAGGCCTAGCGTCTACACAGAAAGAGAAGCTCGCTTCACTTGCCGAAAGTGTAGAGTTTGAAAGTGAAAACAATTATCGTGAAAAATTGGAGACACTGAAGCAATCTTATTTTGCACAGAAGTCATCTCCAGCAGTTAAAACTGAAACATTGTCAGAAGGATTAGACGCTACTCCTGAATCGACAACTGGTTCAATGGCAGCATATCTGAAGACACTTCAGTCATTTAACAAATAACTGATTTTATTAAATCAAACAAAAACTTTTAAAAGGTAAATCCCAAAATGTTTCAATCAGAATCATTGCAGGAAAAGTGGAAGCCACTTCTTAACTATGAGGGCCTTGACGAGATCAAAGATCCCCATCGTAAAGCAGTAACCGCCGTCCTGCTCGAAAACCAAGAAAAATTCCTAAGAGAGGAATCATCATTCTCATCCAACGGGATGTTAATGGAGCAACCAACTGTTAATACTAATAGTGGTTCAACCGCTGGTTTTAGTGCCGGTGCATCTACACCAGTTGCTGGTTTCGATCCCGTACTTATCAGTCTTATTCGTCGTTCAATGCCAAACTTGGTCGCATATGACCTAGCTGGTGTACAACCAATGAGCGGCCCAACAGGTCTTATCTTCGCAATGAGATCTCGTTACAGTAGCATGACAGGAACAGAGACATTCTACAACGAAGTAGACTCTGCATTCTCTGGTCGCGATAAAGCATCTAATGCTGAAACTGGTTTCGTCGATGGCGACGCTGGTATGGGTACAACTTCTGTATCTGCTACAAACCCTGCAGTTCTTAACCCAGTATCATCTGCATCCTCACTAGGATACACCGTTGGTATGGGAATGAGAACAGACAACGCTGAAGCACTTGATGGCACAGGTAATGATGCCTTCAACCAAATGGCATTCTCAATCGAGAAAGTTACCGTTACAGCGAAGTCCAGAGCACTAAAGGCAGAGTACAGTTTAGAACTTGCTCAAGACCTTAAGGCAATCCACGGTTTAAACGCTGAAGCAGAACTTGCTAACATCTTATCAACTGAGATACTTGCTGAGATAAACAGAGAAGTTATCAGAACAATCTATAAGACTGCAGAGCAAGGTGCTGTACAAAACGTTGCAACCGCTGGTGTATTCGACCTTGACATCGACTCAAACGGAAGATGGTCTGTTGAGAAATTCAAAGGACTATTGTTCCAGATCGAAAGAGATGCAAACGCAATCGCACAAAGAACTCGTCGCGGAAAGGGTAACATCATCCTATGTTCTGCAGACGTTGCTTCTGCACTAACAATGGCTGGTGTACTTGACTACACACCTGCTCTTAACGCTAACCTTAACGTTGATGACACTGGTAATACATTTGCTGGTACATTACAAGGTAAGTTCAGAGTATACATCGACCCATATGCTGCAAACCTAACTGCTGCTAACGCTGCACCTACAGGTGGTAATCAGTACTATGTCGTTGGTTACAAAGGTACTTCACCATATGATGCTGGACTGTTCTACTGTCCTTACGTTCCACTACAGATGGTTCGTGCAGTGGGAGAAAATAGTTTCCAACCAAAAATCGGGTTTAAGACTCGTTATGGTATGGTTGCTAACCCATTCGCAGAAGGAACACAGGCAGGAAGCGGTATCCTTAGTGTTAACGCTAACCGTTACTACAGACGTGTTGCTGTTAAAAACCTTATGTAAGCAAGATGCTTATATCTTTCAGGAGACCCTTCACGGGTCTCTTTTTTTATGCTATAATAAATACTAGAGGAGACCTGCTCAGAACTAATGGCAACCCGTCCATCACAAATTGATAATAGGAATTTCCTTGCACCAGTTGGCTTTAAGTTTAATCTTAAACGAAGTCCCGGTGTTGCTTACTTCTGCAATAGTGCAAACATTCCAGATCTAAATTTAGGTGTTGCAAATCAACCAAACTATCTTAGAGACATTCCAGTTCCCGGAGATAAGATTGATTTTGGAGACTTAAATATTAGATTTCTTGTTGATGAAGACTTAACTAATTACATGGAGATTCAAAAATGGCTTCGTGGATTAGGATTCCCAGAAACTGTTCAAGAGTTTCGTGATTGGGAAGCAAGTGGTCAAACACCAAAAAGAAATTATGGTCAATCAGGACATGACATATATTCTGATGGCACATTACAGATACTCAGCAGCAATCTTGTAG